TCCATACCGACACGGTCAAATTCAGGAATAGCATAATCAGTAGCATTTACCTTTGTAAATGCACTTTCAAGCAAATCAGCCGTATAATCCAACAAAGGCAGACAATGATAAATACACATAATAACACCATACTTAGCACCAGCATTAAAATTTATATAACCATTAGATACACCAGTTCCTTTGCCAGCTATATCGGCAGCATTATCGCCTGTAATATTACTATTTACAACCTCATTAATATCAAGGCTTGAAGAAATACCACCGAGATAGGTGCACATCTCAGAAAGAGCATCACCAGCAGAAACACCCCAGTGTTTCTCTATCTGGTCTTTATAATCCTTGTTGCCAGACTGTGTAATTTCTTTCCATTTCTGCAAGAATTCAGCCTGACGAAGTGCAAGAATAGTAAAATCAGTAGGATTACCAGATGCAACATCAGAAGTTTGAACAACAGCAGATTCACCGTATTGCTGATGAGGAACTAAACCGTGAAATAAATCCTTTTGCCAATTAGAATTGCTTCAACAAAAGTTTAATTTATGTGGTTCTATCCCCTATCTTAGAAAAACTGATTTACAATTATTTTTAAAAAGATTTCGTTACTATGTTACTAAACGATTCCCCAAAGAGAAAGTGCGTTACTATGCCGTTGGCGAATATGGACCCGTACACTTCCGCCCGCATTATCATCTCTTATTATTCCTCAACTCAAAAGAAGTCTTACAAATATGTTCAAAGGCTGTATCTGAAGCATGGCCCTTTGGTCGTATCGACGTTCAAGTTTCCGAAGGAAAGTGCTCATCATACGTTGCGGGTTATGTTAACAGCAGTGTGCTTGTACCCGAAGTTCTTAAAATGCGTTCCGTCTGTCCATTCTGCCTACATTCTCAAAGGTTGGGTCAAGGCTTTTTGCAAGGTCAACGCTCGAAAGTATATGCGCTTACCCCTCATGACTTTATTAAAAGAAGCTTCGTGTTCAATGGAAAATATAAGGAGTTTGATGTCTGGCGGTCGGCTTACTCTTACTTCTATCCCAAATGTCGAGGATACCTTGATAAATCTGCACACGAACGTGCTTATAGCTACAGAATTTATGATACTGCGCGGCATCTATTCCCGTCCTGTGAAACAACGTTCGCGTTGGCGAAAGAAGTAGCTACATTTGTTTATCTGTTCCATCTGAATAAGTCGTCTTATTGTTTGGATTTGTTCGATAGTGGTGCTCTGTATGAGCAACGACAGCTTTATGAACTTTGTAAGTATTTCTATGATTCAGAAGTAGTTAACCATTCATTGGATAGTATCGAATTTGATAGGTATGCCCATCGTGTCTACGGTGAACTTCTCCTTTCTAAGCACTTCTTATATACTGTTTGCGATAGGCCCACCTTGTCGGAGCTTCAATGTAAGTTGAAGCTTATTGAAGAATTTTATAGTCAATTGGATTATATGCACCTTACTGATTTCTTTGAATCTCAAAAGCTATTCTTTGAAAATGAAGATTTCTACGGTGATGGTGATTTGTTGTCTGACGAATGGGAAAACACTATATATCCTTACTTCTATGATAATTTCCGTACTGATATGGAATTGTATAAGAAGACACCTGTTTATTCTCAATATTCTACGCAGGTATCTAAACTGTTTAATGACCGTATCAAGCATAAGAAACTGAATGATTTAAATAAGATTTTCATTGATGAAAATAAATAGTATTAACCTTTAATTGTGTTGTTATGGCAAATATTATGTCGCTAAAAAGTCTTAGAAATAAGACTTCTCGGAATGGTTTTGACCTTTCGTTTAAGAAAAATTTCACTGCTAAAGCTGGTGAGCTTCTTCCCGTTATGGTGAAAGAGGTACTCCCTGGTGATAGTTTTAAAATTAATCTTAGGTCTTTTACCCGTACACAGCCCATTAATACGGCTGCATTCGCCCGTATTCGTGAGTATTACGATTTCTATTTTGTACCTTATGATTTGCTTTGGAACAAGGCTAACACAGTGTTGACGCAAATGTATGATAACCCACAGCATTCTGTGTCTATGAATCCTACAGATAATTTTGTTTTGTCCGGTACTATGCCCTCTATTACTGCCTCCGGTCTTGCAAAGTATCTTGTTAATGTTAATGGTAGTGGTGAAGAACTGAATTATTTTGGTTATAATCGTGCGCTTTGCTCGGCTAAGTTAATGGAATATCTTGGTTATGGTAATTTTTATCGTTATGCTAAAGGCGACCAATTTACATGGGATGTACATCCGTTATTAAATAATCTAAATTTTAATATTTTTGGTTTCCTTGCCTATCAAAAGATTTATTCAGATTATTATCGTGATAGTCAATGGGAACGTGTTTCTCCGTCTACGTTTAATGTAGATTATTTGGATGGTAGTAATATGTATTTGACTAACTTTTACGATAATCTTTCTTTTGCTCAAGCTTATAATTTTTTTGATTTGCGTTATTGTAATTGGCAAAAAGATTTGTTCCATGGTGTTCTTCCTCATCAACAATACGGTGAAACTTCTGTTGCCTCGATTACTCCGAATGTAACTGGTAAACTTACGTTGTCTAATTTTTCTACTGTTGGTTCTTCTCCTGCTATTGCGAGCGGAACGGCTACTAAAAACTTGCCTGCATTTAATACTGTTGGCGATTTATCTATTTTGGTTCTTCGTCAAGCAGAATTTTTACAGAAATGGAAAGAGATTACCCAATCAGGTAATAAAGATTATAAAGACCAGTTAGAGAAACACTGGGGTGTTTCTGTTGGTGATGGTTTTTCTGAATTATGTACCTATCTTGGTGGTGTTTCTTCTTCTATTGATATTAATGAGGTTGTTAATACTAATATTACTGGAAGTGCTGCTGCTGATATTGCTGGTAAAGGTGTTGGTGTTGCGAATGGTGAGATTAATTTTAATAGTAATGGTCGCTACGGTCTGATTATGTGCATTTATCATTGTTTTCCTTTGCTTGATTACACCACCGATATGCTTGACCCTGCATTCTTGAAAGTAAATTCAACTGATTATGCTATCCCTGAATTTGATCGCGTAGGTATGCAGTCTATGCCATTGGTTCAGCTTATGAACCCGTTACGGTCGGTTGCTGATGCGTCGGGTTTGGTTCTTGGTTATGTACCTCGTTATATTGATTATAAAACATCAGTAGATCAGTCCGTTGGTGGTTTTAAACGAACGTTGAATTCTTGGGTTATATCTTATGGTAATGAATCTGTTAAGAATCAGGTTACTCTTCCGGATGATGCTCCGCCTACCCTGCCGTCTGAACCTGTTCCGTCTGTTGCTCCTATGAATTTTACTTTTTTTAAGGTTAATCCGAATTGCCTTAACCCTATTTTTGCCGTTGAAGCTAATAGCGATATGAGTACAGACCAGTTTTTGTGTAGTTCATTTTTTGATGTTAAAGCTGTCCGTAATCTTGATACTGACGGTTTGCCTTATTAATTTAAAATTTTTTTATTATGTGGTGTATAAAGCGACGTGTTGAGCCTTATGTGTATAATTCTCAACCTAATAATGTTAATTCTGCCGTATTGTCAGGTAGTGAGTTTGTAGAGCCCTCTCCTCTTCATGATTTCATGTTTCAAGAGATAGAGTGTGATGGAAAGAAGTCTATTCGTATTACTTCTGATATTGATATGCTGTTTAATCAGCAGCGATTGGACAAGCTTACTCGTGCACAACTTGTTGAATATTTTGACGGTTTGTCTGTTTCTGAACCTAAGATGTCCGATTTGCGTAAAAAAATGTCTGACGACCAGTTGTGTTCATTTGTCAAATCAAGGTTTATTCAGACACCGAGTGAGTTAATGGCTTGGTCTCAGTATCTTATGAGTTCTCAGGATGCAATGATTGCTGCCGCTGCTGCTGATGCTGCTGTTGTTGATAATTCTTCTGCTAATGTTGCTACTGATAATTCTGCTACTACTGTTGCTGGATAATTATTTTCCCTCGGTTATGGTCTTCAGTTCTAAAATAAAAAAGAGCCTGCGAGCAGTCTCCCCTTTTATTTTTTAACCTAACCTTAACTGGGGGGTCCCCTTTTAAGGGGGGGCTCCAGGGCTATGCCCTATGAAATAATACCTTTGAAATATAAAGTTATGTGTAATTATAAAATTATTGAATTATGGGTGCTGCTGCTATGACTGGCATTGTCGGTTCTGCAATTGGTGCAGGTACTTCCCTTATCGGTGGTGCTTCTACTACTCATATGCAGAATCAAGCCAACAAAGAAATTGCTCAAATGAACAATGCCTTTAATGAGAAGATGTTTGATAAACAGATTGCTTATAATAAGGAGATGTATCAGACACAGTTAGGTGATCAGTGGAAATTCTACGACGACCAGAAAGAGAATGCTTGGAAATTGTATGAGGATAATAAAGCTTATCAGACAGAAATGTGGAATAAGCAAAATGAGTATAATGACCCTTCTGCTCAACGTGCACGTTTGGAAGCTGCTGGCTTGAATCCCTATATGATGATGAGCGGCGGTTCTGCTGGTGTTGCTGGTTCTGTATCAGGAACACAAGGCTCTGCCCCGTCTGCTGGTTCTCCCAGTGCACAAGGTGTTCACCCTCCTACTGCTACTCCTTATTCTGCTGATTATTCAGGTGTTATGCTTGGTCTTGGTCATGCTATTGATACAGTTATGCAACATTCGGAACGTAGTGTAAAAGATGCTGAAGCTAATAATTTGCGTATTGAAGGTAAGTATATCGCAAGTAAAGCAATTGCTGAATTATTTAAAGTTTATAATGAAGCTAAAAATGATGACCAGCGTGTTGCTATTGAAAAATTTTTATCTTCTCTCAAAGGTGATTTAACTGCTTCTGAGATTGCTGTTAATGATGAGAATATTAAACAGAAACAAGCACAAACGAGACTTCTTATTACTGAAAATCTTGTGCGTCAACAGGAGCTCGATTTTTTGCCTTATGCTCAAAAGTTACAGTTGTCTCAAGGTGCTGCCGATATTGCATTGAAATATGCACAGAAGAATCTTACAGAGAAACAAGCCCGTCATGAAATTGAAAAGCTTGCTGAAACAGTTGTTCGTGCTAATGGACAGGCTATGCAAAATCAGTATGATGCTGAAACTTATCGTGACCGCGTGAAAATTGTTAAGGAGCAGTTATTGCGT